ACTTTTTTTTAATAGCCCATTCTGCCACTGGTAGAAAATCAACTCCAATACTCAAATCTATAATTATTGATTTATTATCAATATCTTTTAATAATTCTTGAATATTATTCGGAGTGATACTTTTTTTAATATGTTTAACTTTATTTTTTCTATCTTTAAAAAGAAATTCACCAATATCATTAGGTTCTATTATTATAAAATAATTATTAAGATAAAGTTTTTGTTTATTAAATAATTCAAATAATGCTGTACAAACTCCACCACATCCTATCATAAAGAATTTAATGTTTTTAGACATAATTATATATATTAATACTTTATTTTAATTTGTTAGATATGTTACATAAAAATCAGTGAATAAAACTGTTTGACCGTTTCCAATTGATCCAAAACCAAAATTTGATGTCCCATAATTTCCCATCTCAAAACTATTATCATCGATATTATATCTCAGACCGAAAACGGAACCAGAACCAACCATAGATGAAGAACCAAAAATAGGGAATGTAGAACACAAAGAAGGATAACCAATCGAAGTAACTGGAGCGTATCCAGATGGAATATCAAAAGAACAAATCAAATATGAAGCACCTGCACTGAGAGTTGCGGGAAAACTATTTCCTCTTTGAAATCTAACTGTTACTTGATTTCCTATTTTTGTTAATTGTACATTTGTATCAGTTATGACAATTGTGCTATCATTTGAATCAATCCATTGAACCGCAATTAAACCAGATTGAATATAAGTATTTAATAAAGTATTCATAGGGGCGCCGGGATACAAAGAATCTATCATTTGAACTCCCAATGATGTCATATTTGTTCCGTTAATTGTTGTTCCAACTCCTAAAGTTCTTTCATTAATAACATTTACATCTAGAGGATCAGGAATTTCAGCTTGTTCAATTGGTGCCCAAGTTGGAACTCCAGAATTAATTTGTAAAACATCTTGATCTGATCCATTTGTAACAACAAAACCATTTGATCCATTTGACAACATAACACCATTTGGATATCCAGAACTTAAATAATCATTTGCTTGTGCTATGAAATAACCATTTTGTCCAATAAAATCAAAACTCTTATTTGAATATGTTACAGTCCATGTATATGCTGATACATTTGTAAAAATTACTTTTATTTGATATTGAGTTCCTGAATTCAGGGCAATATCATTTGTTGATCCTGCGTATGTGAAAGGAGTTATTGTATTAGCTGGAATTGATAAAGAAGTAATATTTTGTGTTAATAATGTTGATACTAATACATCAGCACTTGTATAAAGTGCAATAACAAGAGTATTGGTGTAAAAAGAAAATCTATCATTATGTAATAATGACCCGGAGATCTCCCAATCTAAATTAAAAATACTTGAAGAAATTGGTGTAAAATAATTAGGAACTGAAATTGTAAAACCATTATTAGTAATAATATATTGAGGACTAACATTTATTAAATATGTATTGGATCCAATACCAACAATTGGAGCAGAATAAGCAAAATTATCTAAAATATTTAATTCTGTTGCTCCAGGTGGTTGCGGAGGTTGTACAACTGTCCAACCTGTGCCAGTTGATGATAAATAACCACCAACTGGTAAATATCCAGTTTGTTGATAATCTGATAATGATGTAAGTGGAATTCCTATTTTCGCAACTGCTGATGCATCATTCCATGTTGGTACTCCTTCAACAACATTTAATATTTGATTATTTGATCCTGTAGTAATAGAAACCAATTGTTGTGAATTATTCTCATAAATTAATCCTTCACCTAAACTAATTGGTGGAGGAAATGGAACATTAATTTCTCCTTTTATTGTTAAATTTCTACAAGTAATATCTATTAATTTTGGGTTATGTTCAGTTTGAATATTATTGATTGAAGACATATTTATAAATTATGTTTTCAATTTAATTATTTGGATTAATGGAATATTTAATATTCATCACCTTCGCCAGAATCATAAACTTTAGTATATTTTGATCCTCTATTTCCAGCTCCTGATCCCATTAACATTTTACGTCTTTGTAAAAGTGCCGCTTTTGGCATCATCTTACCTCCAACTAGAGAACCTCCCATAGATGAAACCATTGGCGCTATTTTAGCAGCTTCTTTCAAAAATTTCATGCCTTTAGATAAGAATTTACCTCCGTAAAAATTAGATGGTCTATTAGCATCAATTCTTGTAGTATCAACACTATTAAGAATATCTTGTTGATTAAGAATACCAGTTTGAGTTTTAGATGTTCCTCGTGAGATAGTAAAAAGACCATCAGATACAACAATTACAAACATTGTAAAATTAATAGGATTTACATTAAGATTTTGAAATTGAACTGTACATTGAAAATTCTTTTTCACATTACCTAAACCAACAGTTTCGGCGGGATTTTGTAACATGATATCATGAGCAAAATCAAGACATGCAACAGTACCACCAAATCTATGAGATTCAGCAAAACTCTTGCGATATCCGTTGTATGCACTCATTTTATAAATTTGTTTTTCATTTGCAGATGAGAGAATACCACTTTGTACATCAAAGTTAACTGTGACATTACTAATATTAGCAAAAACATCAGATGTAGCATAAGTTTGTGTAGCATTTGAACGTCTGGCCATGATATACACTCTTTTGGGAATGCTTGTAAATTGAATATTTTGTGATGTCATTGTGAATGTTGCACCACCATCAACTGGATTTCCATAATCAGTTTGAAACTCTTGAACAGTTGAATAAGAATATGGAATAGTTTGAGGAAGTGCTGAAACATTTGAAGGTTGAATGAATGTCAAAAGAACTTCAGGAGCTCTATAAAAACTCATTACAATAGATCCAATTGTAACATTAGGATTAATAGAATCAACATTAATAGAAAGAGCTCTTGTTAAATCTCCCAAAACACAATTTAAAGTTAAATTATTAACACCAAATAAACCAGCTGTGTGAGCCTCTTCAAGAGAAAAAGGACTCAAATATAAAGGTTCAGTAGATGACCATTGAATTGTCATTGATGTACTAGTTGGAGTACCAATAACTTCTAAATCAGCCCATCCACCACGAGGTTGTTGATAACCTGCATTTGATAAAGCTTGTAAAGGATCCATTGGAGAACCATAAATATCATTATAATTTTGTGCAAAATCTCCCATTTGTCCAGAAACAGATAAATCATAAAGTTCGTCTTCAATATCACCATTAAAGTTTTCAAGAACTGAAATATTATTAGCCAAATTGATAGAAACAGATGTATTGTTAATTGTTGCTGACAAAGTATTCGTCACTTTTGCATTTGGATTTTTTCTTGGTGCAATAAGACCAACTCCTTGACTTCCTGTTATTGGATTATACCCCAAACAATCGGCTAAAGTTGCTTGATCTGTAGTACCGGTGATAACAGCTTGGTAGTAATAGGTCATTTGGACATTACGACCAACGATTGTATCCATATTTGGAACAATTGGTAGAAAGTTGATTTGTGATGTTGAGTAAGAACTTGATGGAAAGTTATTTAAAGTACTATTGGCACCACTTTTAAGAACTGCGTATTCAGTACTTGGATTAAGATTAGTTCTTGGATCATATCTTGTAACTGGAACAAGAGGATTAACAGCTGCTTCAGACATAGTTTTTATAAATTATCGTTTTATATATAATTTGTTTGAAAGGTATTGAAATGAAAATTTTAAACACGTAAATAAAATATTATGATGATTAATAATAAGTTGCTTTGTACAATGATTTTTTAATAAAAGCTATTTTCACACTCAATGTAGAATTTCTATTAATTATTAATGGATATGTATTTCCAAGTTCATCTTTATAAAATACTTGTAAATCAATATTTGTTAATGGTGAATTAGTTGTTAAGTTGATTAATCGATATGGTCCACTTGCATAATATTGTAGATAGCCTCTAAAACCAGATGGATCTGAAAGAGTTTGTAATGGTTCAAAATCTGTTAATATTTTTTCACTATTAAGAACTTGATTTTGAGTTGTTGGTGCATATTCTGCAGATGTTGGAAATAGACATGATGTGAATGTTATTGTTGTTGAATCATTCCAATTGTACAAAGTTGGGTATTCTTGTTGATTTTTATAATAGGGAAATGTAATATCAGGATTATTTGTATCTGATGTGATATAATTATTGTGTTGATTTGTAATTATAAAATCATAATCTCTGTGATTTGGAGATTGATCACCAACTCTTTGAACAAAAAAGTTATTAAAAAAATAATAGAGAATATTATTCATTGAAATCGTCATTTGATTTAATAATCCACTAACTGCAGGATCATAGGATGTTTGACAATATAAACTAACTAAATGATTTACTGCATTATATTGAAAAAATGGAGCTTCAGTTTGTGGAGGTGCAGGCAATGATTCTTCAATACAATAATTTAATACTGCAGTATAACATGTTTGCATTGCAACATTCATCATATTAACAAAAGCATTATATGAATAAATAGTATTGTTGTCTCCAGTGTAATTAGTTGTGTCGATTTCTGGGAAATAAATAAGTTCTGTTGAAAATGTTTGATTCAAATATGTTAATGAAAGCCAATAACCATTAAGTGGTTTATCTACTGATGATTTAAGAAAATGGAATATTGGAATACTTTGACCGGGAATTGAAAATCTAGTAATTGTCATAAAATATTCGTCTGGTTTTTCTAAAATAGGAACTTGTGCAATTTGATTATAGACAGCAGGCATGAAATCAACAGTACTATTTGAAATTGCAATATTGTAATAAATTATATCATCAGGCAACTTCTGATTTGCATGAAGTTCAGAAAGATTAAAGTTTTTATTCATTTTTATATATATCAAATATAAATAAAATTTAATAAGCTAACACTGCTAAATCATCACTATCAAATCCATCACCACTTTTGAATAATTCATGAAATTGTTTTGGTGATAAATGTTTCATTTTTAATCTTAATACACACCACCTCCCGCATGTTGCAATTTCTGGATTCATTGATTGTAAATCGTATTCATTCCATTCTACTTTTTTATTTGAATTCGATAATAAATATGTTAAAAATGGTTTATCAATTCCACTGTCTTTTCTGAATTGAATTGAAATTTCATGAAATTGATCATCTGGTTTCAATCCTAAACTGTCAAAAAATGAAATTATATTTTTCCCCCTGTTAAAACAACACGTCCAATGTCCCATATTGTCCGAAGTCTCGTATAACATAATAAACATGCCGTTCGGAGCTAGTAGTTCATCAATATTATTGTAATCTTTGAGTTCTGAATATTTTATTACATTTATTTTTTTTCCAATTTTCTTTTTTAATTCATTATTTGATGTTGATTGAGTTTTTATTCTATCAACTTGATTTCTTGTTATTTCATCCATTATAAATAATATTAATAAAAAAATAATTTTATTATTAATAATAATAATAATAATAATAATAATAATAATAATAAAAATAAT